TCCATACGCTTAGCAGCAAGCATAGCAGGATTATAGTTAACTGAAGTAGGAGAAGAACCCATACCTTCTTTAACATCTTTACCCTTTAGTTTATTTTCTAGTGGCCCCAGTTGTAGTGAGGTTTCTGTAGCTCCAGCAGGTAACTCTTTGCCATCTCCAGCAAAACCATAGGGAGATTCTTCACCCTCCTCACCTGCAATTTCTTTATCCATAGGATCATAATGTACATCACCTGCAATACCCTCAGGCAACACAGTAGGATCTACAGACAAAGGAAAACGTCCTGCACTGAATAGTACATCTGTTATCTGACCATAGGCAGCTAGCACCTTAGTCTTAGTAACTTTAATAAATACACGAGACTTCTCAGCTTCAGTGAACTTAACTGCTTCACTGTAAACACCACGATAGTTTCTGTAGTTGCGTAACCACTGTTCTTCGTACTGCCTACGTGAAGTCTCTGCACTAGTGAATCTGGTAGTTACTATATCAACTAAACGACTTACATACAGCTTCTCTTCTGACGCTTCTGACACATCTTCAAGTGCTGCGGTTTCGGTACTTAGTTCGGGGATTTGATCTTCTTCCATTTGCTACTCACAAAATGTTAAGTTAATAACCCATTACTGGGTCAGCTAAATACTGTGCATTAGGTCGTGCTGTTGCAGGATCATAATCAAATACACCAAATCTAGGACGAGACATAAGCCCATACCTAAGTGCATCATACAAGTGATCGTGTGCGTAATTTGTATCTATATCTTCTGCGTTCTTCTTATCTAAAGGTATAGTAGGTAGCTGAGAGATAAGATGATTACAGGTATTAAATATAATCATACGAGGCTGTTCAGTAAAGTCATCTAACTGTAACCTTCTGTGCATCTCGTTCTTACCTGATATGCGTGTACCCTTTGATCTATCAGAAGGTCGCCATCTACATCCTCTAACAACCATTCGTTCAGCTATACTAGGGCCAGTGTCACCACGTTTGTGCCAACAAGAGGAGTCTAATACTCCATACTTTATCTGTCCATCACCCTTCTCTGCTTCAAGGATCATGTCTGCTAAATCTTCTGCTAATACCTTAGAGACATACATCTCTCGGTAAACAATTAACTGATCATTAGGAGCTACAGCGCACCATACAATTGCGGAGTAAGAACTATAGCCATAGTCTCCAGCCCTGAACTTAGTCCAGTTACTGGGTATTTCAAAAGGTTCCACCACATGTATACTACGGTTAAATTCAGGGAAAGCCGCACCTTCTGCAATGTCCCAGTCTCCTTCAAGTAGCTGCCTACGCTGTTGTTCAGGCAAGGAAAGCAAGTTAGCTTCATAATCACCAGTCTCTGTTAGGTAAGGGTTATCAGATAGCTTAGCAGGAATAAACTTCCTACGAAACAATGCTAAACCTTCCTTGGAGTGTCCTGCTGGATATACCATTGGGTTACCAGTCTCTGAATCAGTAGCATCAAAGGCTTCACCGTATGGAGCAGGGTCAATGAACATCTTCTTTACCCAAGCATGTCCACGACCACCGGGGTTCGTAGAAGCTCTCATGTAAATAGGAAGATCAGTTGCAGTACTACGTAGTCGTGACCTTAGATAGTCCCATGCATACGAAGTACCCCATTGTGTTAACTCGTCAAAGCCTACCCATGAGAAGGATAGACCTTGGTATCGTGATACGTCATCATCTTTGTCTAAGTAGGAGAACCATAGTCTGCCACCTGATGGTGCAGTCCAAGTCATTTTACGTTCAGACCACTTAATCCCCGGAATGATCTTAGGGTACATCTCTTGAGACTTCCAGATTAACTCACGGAGTTCCTCTGTAGTGTGACGTAGTATTAACCCAGAGAACTGTGGGTGTGTAATGTATCGTAGAGGGTCTGCAAGCATTGCGTATAACTTACCTCCACCAGCAGAACCACCATATAGAACTTCTCTCTCACCTGCTGCTAGGAAGTCTGTCTGTGGGCCTGCATTAGGGGTAAAGATAACATTCTGTG